GCCTCCACCCCCGCCGGCCCCTCGATCGGGGTTTTGGCCAGCGCCAGATACACCTCGTGCAGCGTGATGGTCAGGCTGCGGTTGGCATCGATTGTGAAGGCCATGGCGAATTCCGCCGAGGTGCCGGCCTGCGCCTGAGCGAGCAGCGTGGTGTTCTCGAAGCGCACGGTTATCTGGCCGGTGCAGCGCGCGATGCCAGGATCCACGCCCTCGACGCGGCGATCGGCGCGGATGGTGCGGACAGCCTCCATGCCGTTGGCATAGGTGAGCCGCGCGCCGGTGACCTGTGCCAGCGGGGATCCAGTGCGTGTGATAGATCCCTGAACCTTGTTGAAGGCGGTGTAGGCGGCCGAGATCGGCGCGCCGCCGGAGGTCGCGCCTGTCCTGGCCGATCCCTGACCGAGCAGCCCGAAGGTCGCGGTCGCAGCGCCGGTCGGCGTGAAGTCCATCTCCATCGTGTCCGCCCGCACTCCGGTGCAAACGTCGAAGGACGGCACGTCCGGATAGCCGATCTCCATCGCATTGCTCGGCAGCGACGCCGCGCCCGAGGCGAAGGTGTGGATGAAGTTGGTCGTGCCGGTGGTGGTGGGCGCGCCCAGCAGCAGCCGCAGCCAGTGGCCGATGTTGATCAGGTCCACCGGTACCACCGCCTGCTGGATTCGCCCGCCGCCCGACGGCTGATCGCAGGCGGCGAGGCGAGTGCTGCGCACTGCGCGAGTTGCTCGACGACCCACGCCAGATATGGTTCGCCGGCAGCATCGAAGCCACCGAAGCGAACGCCCTGATCTGGCGCGTGAAGGACATCGCCGCCACGATCACGGCTGCCATCCGCAAACAGCCATCAGCGCACCTTGACCCGTTGCTACGGCGGCGGTGCCGGCGCCAGTGCCTCGGCCACTTTGGCGGTGGCGCTGTTGGGTCGGGTGGTGCGGGCGGCGTCGGCGGTGGCCTGTTTGGTGGCGAGGTCGAGCTCCGCCGTGACCACGGCTTGTTCCGCGATTACGACATCCGCCAGCGCCGAGCGCAGCGCGGTGGCCGCGGCGTCCCAGGCGGAGTGCAGTGTGGCGCCGGGGGCGTCGGCGGCGGCGGTGGTGAGGGCTGCGCGTGCGGCCTCGTAATCCGTCCAATCCACCGCTGCGCTGCGTTTGGCGCTGGTGCTCGCGGTGGGGGTGACAGCCAGGGCGGCGGCGTGTTTCGACAGCGCGGCATCGAGCGCACCGGCGAGCGCGGGTGCAGCGCCTTCCCCGGCTGCCAGTGCCGTTGCCGCCTGCACCTCGATCGTGGTGAGCGCGGCCTGCTTGGTGGCGAGCGTGGCGCGCGCCGTGGCCAGCGTGCCTTGCGCGGCGGTGACCGGCGCCAGCATCGCGGTATCCAGCGCGGTGATGGCGGTGCGGATCGCGCTGGTCTTGGCGGCGATCTGGCCGGCGGTGACGCCGAGGCGTGTGGCCACCTGATCTCGTAGCGTGGTGGCCTGCGCATCGGCGAGCGGCGGCGCGGCGCCATCGGTCCGAACGGCCTCGGCCGCAATCAGAACGGTGCCGCGTGCGGCCAGCCCCGCCTGCACCCGTGCACCCTGCGCGGTCAGCGCATCGAGCGTGCTCTGCGCCCGGCTTGCAAGGGATTGGAGTTTTGCCGCGGCCTGTTGCGCGGCGGTGGCGGTTCGTCCCTGCGCGCCTTCCGCGGCGGCGGCGGCGGCGGCGGTGGCCTGGTTCGTGGCCATGGTCTCGGCCAGCGCGGCCAGGGTCGCGGCGATGTCGGTCATGTGCTTGATCCTTCCGATATGCGATCCATGGCGAAGCTGCCTTCGGGAAAGGGCCTGCCCTGCTTGGCGAATTCCTGCATCAGTGCGGCGCGCAGCATGGTGGCGCCGATCGGCTTGGCGGCTTCGGCCGCGTCGTAGGCTGCGGTCAGCGCGGCGTTGCGGATTTCGCCGCCGGTCATGTCGAAGCCCTCGGCCAGGGCGCGCAGATCGAGCCCTGGTGCCAGCAGCGCCGCCGGCAGGTGCAGCCGCCATAGTGCGAGGCGTTGCGCCGCGCCCGGGCGGGGGATCGGCACGGTCAGGTCGAAGCGGCGGAGGAAGGCGTCGTCCATGCCCTGTGACAGGTTGGTGGCGAGCAGGGCGATGCCCTCGAAGCGTTCCAGCCTCTGCAGCAGGTAGTTCACCTCGATGTTGGCGTAGCGGTCATGCGCGTCCTGTACGTCGCTGCGCTTGCCGAACAGCGCATCGGCCTCGTCGAAGAACAGCACCGCGGCGAAGCCTTCGGCGGCGGCGAACAGCTCGGCCAGGTTCTTCTCGGTCTCGCCGATGTATTTCGAGACGATGCGCGACAGGTCGGCGGCCAGCAGCGGCAGGCCGAGTTCGGTCGCCACCGCCTCCGCCGCCAGGGATTTGCCGGTGCCCGGCTCGCCGGACAGCAACGCGACGAGGGCGGGGCCGCCATGGTCGAGGCCCCAGGCCTCGCGCACCGTCGCGCGATGGCGGAAGCGGCGCACCACCTCACGCAGCCGCGCTTCCGTCCCGGGCTCCAGCACCAGGCGGGGCCAGGGCACGCTGGGGATGCGCAGCGTGGCGAGCCGCGCGCCGCGCGGGGGCGCGGTGGCCATGCGGGCTGCCAGCAATGCCGCCGGGGTGGCGCCGCGCGCGGCCGCGGCGATGCCAGCGATATCGGCCTCCGCCGCCCAGGTCTGCGCGGCCAGCGCGGTGCGGTCCGCTGCCGGCAGGTCCGGCAGGGCGCGCGCCCAATGCGCCTGCTGCTCGGCCATCAGGGGCCGCGGCACGGCGAGCCGGGTCATCGCCACGCGCGGTCCGCGCAGCGCCTGCGGGCCGATGATGGCGAGCGGCGCGATGGGCGGCGTGGTGGGGCCGGGCAGTGCCTCGGCGTCGGTCACCAGCGCCACCAGCGCGCCGGTGGCGGCGGCGATGAGACCGGCCTCCGCCCAGGGTGGCGGCACGGCGTCCTGCGCGCCCTCACGCGATGGCGGCGCGTGCAGCAGTAGCGCGACGCGTGAAACGGCGGCGGCGGCGCGGGCGAGCGCCTCCTCGGCGCGTTCGGGCCGGGGCGCATCGAGCAGCAGCAAGGGCGCCGCCCGCCCGTCGGCCCAGGTGGCCAGGATCGCCAGCGCGGGCGCCAGGCTCGCGGGCACCGCGCCCTCGGCGATGATCGGCTGCGCCGTCCAACCGCCCGAAGTTGCCTCCGGCCAGGCGCCGTCCAGCGCGGCGAGTAGCGCGGGGGTCGGGTCCAGCAGTCGGTCCGCTGGCGCCTGCCCTGGATCGGCCGCGCGCAGCAGCCCGGCGCGCCACAGCGGGCTGTCGCGCAGCGCGGTGCGGAGCGCCGCCGCATCGTGCTCCGCCGGCAGCAGCAACCTCGCCGCACGCCCGGCCGTCAGCCGCCGTGGCCTGCCGGTGAGCGTCGCCACGGCTTCCGCCGCGCGGTCATCCAGCGCCGGCAGCACGGCGAGGCCAAGCAGATCGAGGTCGAAGGAGGAAAGCTGCGCCGCACGCGCCACCCGCGCGAGCGGCGTATCCGTGGCGGCGAGCGTCGCCAGCAATTGGTCCCCGGCCGCGGCGAGTGCCGCCGGTTCGGCCAGGCTGCCGGCAATGTCCTGCAACGCCGCATCGGGCAGGCGCAGCTGAAGGCGCGCCGCGGCGATGGCCAGCAGCAGGCTGGTGGGCTCCGGCAAGGGTAGGCGTCGGCTCATGCGCCGCCCTCGCCGCCGTAGCGAAAGCCGATGCGCCGGCCGATCCAGGGCAGCCAGCCCGGATCGATGTCCCAACCGGCGCGCCGCAGCACGATATCGGCAGCGTCGAGCGGCCAGATCAGCTCCGCCATCGCCGCGTCCCAGCGGAGTCGGCCCGGGCGCAGCAGGAGGCGGCACAGCGTGTCGGCGGCCGGGTCTTGGCCGAACGGGTCACGCCCATAGGCGCGGCGCAGCGCACCGGGCGCATGCGCGACGCCATGCGGCGCGCTGGCGAGCAGACGCGCAAGCATGTCCTCGATCTCGGGTCCGGCGACGGCCAAATCCTCGAGTGGCGCGTCGGGCGGGGCCGTGCCGGCGAACACGGTGAGCAGCACGCGGTCCCGCTCCAGCGCCGCACGGCGGGCAGCCGGTGCCAGCGGCGCGGCGAGGCGCTGGAGGGCCAGCAGCCCGAGGCCGAGCAGACGGGGCGGCAGACCCTCTCCCAGCGCCAGCCAGCCGGGGGCGAGGACACTGAGCGGGCGCAGCAGCAGCAGCAGCCCGCCACCCAGGACCTCCGTCGCCTGCGGCGCGTCCTCAACGGTGGGGGCACGCGCCACTGGCGCCGGGGCGGAGGGGGCCGGCGGCACGACATCCGGCCGACGCCAGGATTCGGCGCCGAGTGCCACCAGCAGCGGCAGCAGCGCGGGCAGCAGGGCCGCGGAGGCCGGCACCTTGGCCATAACCACAGCCACCACCCAGGGCCCGCGCAGCGCCACTGGCAGCGCCGCCAGCGCCGCGCCGAGGGCCGCCGGCACCCGCGCCAGCAGCGGTGCCAGGGCGGCCGATGGACCTTCGAGCCGGGCCAAGGTGGCCAGGGCGGGTGTCTCCCCCAAGGCGCTGCGCAGCGCGGCGAGCAGCGCGTCGGCCACCGCCTCGGCCTCTCGCATGGTCAGCAGCACCGCGACGTCGGGCGCCGCCTCCAGCAGCGCCGCCATCGATGCGGCGGCTCGCGCGGGATCGCGCCGGACCCAGGCCAGCACCAGTCGCGCCGCCGCGCCCGGCCGTGCCAGATCGGCCTGCGCGGCCTCCGCCCACCAGGTTGGAACTTCGCCACGCGCAGCGGCGCGCAGCAGCGCGACCTCCGCCGCCCAGAGGGTCTCGAACATGGCCGGCTGCGGCGCAGCGTCCTGTGCCGCAGCAAGCGATGCCGTGTCCTGGGGCGTAGCGGGTATCCTGGCGCTGCGCGCGGCAGGAAGTGCTGCGGCGATCGCGCCGGCCAGCGCCTCGGCCCAGGCGGCGCCGAATTCCTCGGCGCTCGCCTCGCCCTCGATCCGCAGGCGGAGTGCGATGTGCGGAATCGCCAGTACCGCATCCTCCGCTAACCCCGCCGCCGCCAGGGCGCGCGGCAGGGCGCGGTCGAGCGCGGGGCCAAGCCGTTGCACCGCCGCATCCACCAGCCGCCCGGCCGCATAGCCCGCTTCGGGATCCGGCGCGCGGACCCGCGTGAAGAGGCGACCGATGGCGACGCCTGGCGCGGCCATGCTGTTACGGCACGCGCTTGATCGTCGTGGAGCGTGCCAGCAGCAGCGTGCGTTCGGTGCCGAGGTTGCGGATCATGGTGCCGGCGGCGTCGAGATAGGCGCGCTTGGTGGCATCGGTACCGGCCTCGGCCTTCATCGCTTCCAGCGTTGCCGTGGCGTCCTGGCCCTTCGCGACCGCTTCCATCAGCTTGGCCGTGACCTCGGGTGGCGGCGGCGCGGCGGTGAGGGTTTCGGCCGCCGCGGCGGCCTCCGCCTTTTCCTTCGCCATGGCCTCGGTGAACGCCGTGAGGCGCGCCTCACCGCCCAGCGCGGCAGCGGCCTCTTCCCTTGGCTTCGCCATGATGTCCTTGGCGGTCAGCCCCTCCGGCGCGCCAGGGGCGTAGCTGGCCGCGCTTTTCTCGGCCAGCGCGCTGTTCATGCTGGCATAGGCGGCGGCAGTCTCTTCCTTCGCGAAGACGCGCGGGCCGCCGGCGGCCACGCTGTCAGCGACGGTGCTGTCGGCCCGCGCGCCCGTGGTTGCGTCGCGCAACGGCTGCCTGACCGCCTGCGCCGAGATCGCGCCGAAGGTCTGCCTGGCCTGTGCGGCGGGCTGCACCGCGGCGATGACCTGCATCACCTCGAAGCCCCTGTGCTCGACCGCATAGGCGTCGGTCACGCGCTCCAACGCCAGTTGCTGGCGCGCCGTCGGGTCGGCGACCTCGGTGGCAAGCTGCGCCTCGGTTGCCTGCACCTTCGCGGTGAACTCCGCGTTGCGGGTGGCGAGCCGGAAATCGGGCGTGGCCGCCACCGCGGCACGCGCTACCGCGTCCTGCACCAGGGGTTCGGCCATCGCGGCCTCGATGATTGCGCGCTTCTCGGCCGGCTGCTTCTGATACGCCATGGCATAGGTCTTGGTGGTGCGTTGGCCGGCGATGCCATCCTTGGGCTGCGCCGCGTCGCGCTGCATGTCGCGCACCAGCACCACCATCGCCTGCAGCACTTCCAACAGCATCACGAGCACGTCGAGCAGCACCATCCGCTGCTTGACATAGACCGCGAAGTGCCGCGGCAACATCTCCAGCGGCATGCGCTGCGAAAGCTGCGCCATGCCACGGGCGTCGTACAGCGCGGCCGAATTGGTCCACCAGCTTGGCGGCTGCGCACCGAGCCAATCGGCGGCTTGGCCGCGCGCATCCTCCGGCACTACACCCAGAACCGGGTGGGCGCGTGTCAGGCCCTGCAGCGGGATGATGATCTTCACGATCTCGGTGCGCCGGTTCACGAGCTCGTCCAGGCCGAGCACGTCGAACAGTGCGCCCAGGCGTTCGAGGAAGGCGCCGGCGGCGTTGTCCGTCACCGGCGCCGACGGCGCCGTGGTGTCGTTCAGATGGGTGATCGGGCCGATGCTGCCGGGCGCCTGTGCATCGGCCGACCCGACCACCACCACCTGCTTCACGATGACGCGGCGCGCCACTTGTACCGGGTCCTTGTCGAAGACGTTGCCGAGGTCTTCCAGGAAGTCGTCATCATGCAGCGCGACGACGCAATAGGGCATCACCGTGGTACCACGGAAATAGCTGAATGCCTGCTGTTTGGCGCCCGCGATCAGCCCGGAGACAAGCTGGATGCGTCCACCGCCGGCGGCGATGATGCGATCCAGCAACGCCACGCCCGTGCTGCCCCTGTCACCAGACAGCCGGTCGCCGATCGCGGCGGGATCCAGCGGCAGGAAGCCGATCGGCGGGATGTGTCGGAAGCCGCGCTGCCACAGGTTGATCCGCCCGCCCTGCTGCGCGTCGATCAGCGGCGCGGCGTCGAGGCTTTCATCCAGCATCGCCTGGAATTGATGGATGCGTGCCCAGGCGCTGGCGCGGGGCGGCGCGCCGAAGCGCGTGCGGTGCCAATCCTCGCCCGGCGTGGCCACGATGCTGCGGCGGGGGATCCAGCGGTCGAGGAAAATGGCGCTTCCATCCGTGCCCAGCCAGACCATCGCCAGCGCCACCGCGCCACTCTCGTGCCGGCCGGGGCCGACCGGCCGCGCGAAGCCGCCATCGGTGGCGAAGTCGGGGTCCCAGCGGCTGATCAGCGAATGCTCGAACACGTCGAACCACCAGGCGGAGGCGGTGCCGCGGAGCGCCCAGGCGGTATTGAGCCCGTCCTCCTCCGGCAGTTCCAGCGGCACGCGGACGAGCGAGAGGCCGAAGGCACCGCGCCAGGATTCCGACTGGCAGGTGGCGGAGCCGCTGCCGGCGCAAGCCTCCCCGTAAACCTTCGCCTCACCTTCCGGCACTTCGCCGGGCTCGATGATCAGCAGATAGCAGCCCGGGCGCACCGCCGCGCTACCGCCAGTGGGGCCGGCTGGGTCGGGCACCAGGCAGACACAGGGCGCGAATTCCAGCCCGCCCGGCGCCACGCGGCGTGGGGTTTTTTGCTGCGTCGAGATCAACTGCTCCAGCGTGAAGGCAAACGGCTGCGACACCAGGATCGGACGGCCCACATGGTCGAAGGCAAGGCCGGGCGAGAGGGTGATGGTCTGCGTCTTGCCGAAGCCGCCGCTGGAGGGCGGGGCGTTGCCGTCGCCATTTACGGGCATACCGTTCAGCGCATCGGCCGACAGCCCGAGGCCATGCGCCACGCCCGGCATCGACATATGTGCATCGAGCCGCGCACGGGTGTCGAAGTAGCTGTCTTGTCGGCGAAGGGCCTCGGCGGTCAGGAAGCGGCCGTTGAACCAATTGGTGCGGCGCATTGCATTGGTGCCCCGCGCATCGCCGGCGGGGCCCGCGGGCAGGCCCTGCGCGTCGCCGCCGCCCTTCGCATAGCCGAGATACTTAGCGATCGCTTCGTCCTCGGCCGCGGTCATCACGGCGTTCGGGTTGCCGGCCTTCTTGGCCATCGCCATGAAGAACTTCGCCTGGATCTGGTTGGTCGTACTCATCGGCGCGGCTCCTTCACGGCGTGAAGTGGGAGACGAGGGCAACATCGCGGCCCTGGGCGGGCGCCGGCGCGGCATCACCGGCCATGCCGGCCAACGGCCTTGCCGCGGCATCCATCAGCGGCTTCGGCCCGGCACCGGTCAGCAGCAATTGCCAGGTGGTCTCGGCGGTCCAATCCTCGCCGAGCGTGATCAGCGTCTCAGGGCCGAGCACCGCCCAGCCGACGACCGTGACATCGGCCCAACCCGTAGCAGGATCGAAACGGAAGACGCGGATGTTGTCGGCCGTCCGGCTGGTTGCCTCTGGCGTGGCGGTGAAGCGCGCGGTCAGCACGATGCGCCCGGCATCGGACGCGGCCGTGACGCCGAGCAGCCGGAAGCCGGCATCGGCCGGCGCGCCCGCCAGCCGCAGCCCGGTGGCGATGCTGGCCACCGTCTGCACATCCGGCAGCAGCGCACGCACCGCATTGTCCGGCACGGTTGCGAGCTTGGTGCGCTCGGCCGGCTCGCCCACCGGGTCGAGATCGATGGTCGCCAGCAGCAGCCCCGCATCATCGCCGTTCGACCACAGGCGCGCGAGTGCGGCGGGTGGCGTCAGGATGAAGTCGAGCAGCGTGGCGCGCAGATCCCCAGGGGCCGCGAAGGTGGCCGCAAAGCGCGTCCAGTCCCGCGCCAGCGGATGCGGATCCGGCGGCGGTTCGGCGGCGAGGCAGAGCCGCCAGCGATCCAGCACGCGCGAATAGGCCAGCGCATCGCCGCTGTCGGAGCAGGGCGGCGCAATGGCCGGCACCTGGCCGTCCAGGCAGGCGCGGTACGACAGGACGATGTAGGCGCGCCGCGTTCGCGCCTCCGCCGCCGCGCCCGGCGGCGCCGTGAGATCGACCCAGAAAGGCGCCAGCGCGAGGCCGGTGACATCGAGGCAGACCTCCTGCTCGACATGGATCAACCGGCCCAAGGCATCGATCGCGAGGCCGGGGGCGCATACCAGTTGCACGGCGTTCGTCGTGGCGTCCTCGCGCGCCGTGACACGCAGGCCCCAGACGGTGCCGGTGCCGTGCAACACGGCGTTCAGCAGCCGCTCCCGCAGCACGAAATAGCGTTGCTCGGCCGAGAAATCCTCGGCGCCGAGCAACTGCCCGTATTGGTAGCGGAGCCGCGCGAAGGGATCGCCGGGCCGCGCCGGATCGGCGCCTTCGAGGGGCTCGAAGAGCAGTGCCGTGTCGCTCATCAGCAACGACTCCTGTCCTGGGAATGACGCGTGGCACCGATCATCCAGCGATCTTCCGGTGGCGCGCGGCCAAGCGTGTGGCCGGCACCGAGCGGGGCGCGCGAATCGAGGATGGCAGGGGCGAATTCCGGGTGTCCGCCGATCGGCGCGATGCCGATGAGGCTGCCCTCGCCGAGCCGGAACCCGGCATCGAGCCAGCACAGCGCATGCAGCGTGTGCGCCGGCTTGTTGGTCTCCACCGCGAGGTCCAGCACGGCGGCAAGCGCATCGCTACGATGGGCGGGAATTACCACGGTGAAGCGATGCGCGAAGCGGCGATGGAAAGCGATGACGGGGTCGGGGTCGAGCGGCGGCGGTGGATCGGCGGCCGGGCATGGCGTGCCGCCCTCGGCACGCACCGCGGCGCGGCGCAGCATCAGCGCAAGCTGCTGCGCTTCCAGCGTCTGCTCCCAGGGCTCGGAGGACGTGCTCTCCGGTCCCTCATTGTCGCCGAGCTGGAGGCCCGGCCCGAGGATGCCCCACTCTGCCGCGCCGATGATGGCGGTGCTCTCGCGCCGCAGGCGATAGGCCTCGATAATCTGCACCGGCGCCTCTGCCAGGATGCTGAGCAGCCGTGTAAGCCCTGGGATGGTGCCGCGGCTGCGCCACAGCGTGGCGATCTCGGCCAGCAGGCTGCGGCGCACCGCCTCCGTCACACGTGCATCGAAGGTGAGGGCGAGGAAACCGCCGAGCCATTCCAGCGCTTCCGGCGGCGCGGTGTGCGCCGACAGCATGTGCCGTAGCGCCGTGATGCGCTGGTCGATCTCGGTGGTGAAGCCTTCGAACAGCGCGAGCGACCGGTCGGTTGCGTCCGCGGCCACCGGATCGCCGCGCCAATAGGCTGGCAGCAGGTCGAGCAGGGAGGCGCGCGGGCAGGTGGCGCGCAGCGCGAATACGCCAGGTGCGCGGCGCTCGGTGCCCGCGAGGCGAAGCCGCAGCCAAAGCCAGCGGCCTGGCGGCGCCTTCACCACGCCCTCCAGCGTCACCATCGCGTCGGGTGGCGGCATGGCTTGGCCTCGCGCCCCAGCGGGTAGTGGATCCTCGCTCGCGATCGCCGATTGGAAGGGCGGCAGCGGCGTGTCGGCATAGGCCGGGCGCGACTCCATCAGGCCGATCGGCGACCAGGCGATCTCCTCCTCGGGCGCCAGCGTGCCGAGCGGCGGCCAAGCAGGGTCGGGCGGCACGGGCGCCGCAAGATCGGCAGGTGGGCGCGCATCCCGTTGCAGGTCGCGCGGCGGCAGCGTGTCCGCGGTGCGGGCTTCCAATACGACGCTGGTACCGGGCGGCACGCAGGCATCGACGAAAACACGGTGCCAGACGCAGGCGAAAACACCGGAGTCCAGCGCGAAGGTTTCCACCGTGCCGGCGGTGGCAAGCGGGCTTTCGCGCGCATGGGCGGCGCGCGCGCCCTTCACGGTGCTGGCCTGCACATGGCCCTGCGCGTCGAGCCACAGCGCGCGGCCATCGAAGCCGCGCACCGCGAAGCCGCGCTCGGCTTCCGGCCCGTCGGGGGCCAGCGTGAATTCGGCAAGCCAGGTCGGCAGCTTGGCGCCCGGCGTGCCAGCGACATCGGCGATCAGCACGACATTCTCGGCGGTCATCACGGCTTGCAAGGGTGTCCGCAATGCGGGCAGAGCAAAAATGGCGGGCGGGGCGGGGCCGCGCAGCACGGCGATGCGTCGGCCCTCGAGCACCACCACCGCAGCGCCGAAGCGCGCATCGCCGGCCAGCGAGAGTGCGGCACCGGGCAACGTATGGGCCTGCCACTCGCCACCCCATTCGTGCACGAAGACGCGGGGCGTGGCGGCATCGGCGACCACCACGCCCCAGCGCGTGCAGGCCACGGCGAAAGGCCGCGCATCGGCGGGCAGCCGCAGCACCGCGGCGGGGCGGAGTTCGTGGCCGAGCAGGCGCAATGCCGGCGGGACGGCATCGAGCAGCCAGAGCCGGCCGGCGGGATCGCGCGCCACGCCGTTCGGCGGCCGCGCGGGCGCGGGCGGCAGCACCGGCGCGAAATCGAGTGGTCCCGTTGGCGACTCCGGCGCGACTGGCAGGGCCAGCGCCGCCCAGGTACCGCCTTGCAGCGCAAAGACGCCTTGCCGCGGATCGGCCAGCACCACCGTGCCGCATTCGCAGAGGTCGGGCGGGCAGTCGAACAGCACCGCGGCCCCCATCGCCGCACGCCAGGCTGCGAGATGGGCAGCCGGCCGCGCCGCATCCACCGCCGCCGCGGTGGCCAGCGTCACGCGCGCCGGCAGGCCTTCGATCCGAGTCGCCGCATGGTCGCAGTGCCGCCACATGGCCCGGCCCGTCACGTGCAGGAAACCAGGGGAGGGCATGCTCAGCATTCCTGCTGCTCGACCGGCACAGGCAGGCCATCCAGCGGCAACGCCGCTTCAGGGGCGATCGGTTCGGCCACATCGCCGATCGCGACGCGCACGCTGCGCAGCACCGGCAATTGCCAGGCGAGCATGGCGACGCTGCCCGAGGCCGGCAGGCGCGTGCCATCGGCGCCGATCGTCTCGCCTTCCAGCAATACCTGGTTGACCAGGCGCACGCCCTTAACCCGCAGCGCCGCCGCTTCGGCGTCGCGGTCGCGCACGGCGCGGCCGAAGGGCCAGCCGGCGCCATCCGGGCCATAGGGCGGCAGCGGCGCGAAATGCTGGCGCAGCGCCAATTCCACCCAGCGCTTCAGAGTTTCGCCGCCGGTGCCGGGCAGCGCCTCGATGGCCACGGAGATGTCCACCGGCACGTATTCCGGCGCGATAACATAAAGCTCCGTCGTGACCAGCCGGCGCGGCTCCAGCCAGGCGCAGACGCGGCGCAACATGTCGCGATCCGGCGTTGGCGTATCGGGCGTCATCGGGTCATGTGCGGGCAGCACGACCAGCGTCACCACACCGGGCACGCCGTCCACGCGCTGCTGCGGCTTGTGGCGCGCCAGCACATGCGCGCGGCCCACCTTGCGGCCCGGTGTTTCCAGCGCAAGCTCCACGAAATCCTCGGCCGCAACGGCACGATCATGCGTGCGCAGCGTGCGCGGAATGCGCGCCTCGGCTTCCGCGATCGTCTCGGCATCCTGGCCGCCCTCGGCGGGCAGCCTGTTCTCGCAGCGCAGCGAAGCGTTGCGCACGCGGCTGATGGCCAGCGCCGGCACATTGCCGCGCGCACCGCCGCCGGCGCGGTAGCCAAGGCAGCGGATCGCCTCGCCCGGCAGGGGCATGCGGCCATGCAGCCCGTCGCCGAAGGTCAAGGTGCCGGTCTGCGGATCGAGTGCGTAGACCGGGTCGTCCGGCCCGGCGAGGGCCAGGTCCTCGGTCGGGCTCCAGCGCTCCCAGCCAAGCGGGCCACGGATCTGCACCGTCTCGCTGCCCGCGATGACCGGCGTCTTCGCCAGCTTCACGGCCTGCGCGGGGCGGCCATCGCCATAGCCGAGCAACTCCGGCGCCGCGGTTTGCGCCTGGGTGGCCGAGACGACATTCGCCTCGACCAGCCGCACGCGCAGCGGCGGATGCGTGGGGTCGATCCGCCGCAGGCTGATCCATCCGAGCACACGCGCGGCGAGCTTCGGATCATCGAGGCGCGGCGGCAGTGGGCCGATGCCGAGCAGGTCGGGATCGGGCGGCGTGAAGCTGTCCGCCGTCCAGTCGCCCAGGCGCGGCGCATCGCGTTCCGCGTCGGGGAGCCGCAGCTTGACGGTGCCGGACCGTGTCAGGCCCTCGGTGCCATCGGCCTCCACCGAAAGACGCAGAAAGGCCGCACGATCGATGCGCGCGGTGGCGCCGGTGAAACGCCCGGTCGAGATCTCGAAGCGCACCGGCCATGGCGTGGCACGCGCGCCTGGGTCCGGGCAGCGCTGCACATCGGCCGGGCCGCACAGCGCATCGTCGGTCCGCACGCCGACATTCAGCACGCGGCCGGAGACGCGGCGACGCAACTCGGCCAGCGCCTCGGCCGGCGGTAGCGCCGCCAGCGCCTTCAGCGCATCCTCCGGCGCCAGCAGACAAAGCCAAAGCCGGCGATCCAGCGCGGCCGCGGTGCTGGTGGGCGGCGGCAGTGCGCCGCCCTTCACGGCAGGCATCGGCGTGGCGCGATAGGCGGTGACCAGCGGCGTGGTGCCGTCGAAATGATCCTCCAGCAGATCGCTCACGCCGCTGTCGGTGATCGGGTCCGCAGCACCGGCGGGGGCGGCGTATCTCACCTTGGTCCAGCCGGATAGCTCTACCGGCAGTACCGTGATCTCCTCCTCCGCCTCGAACACCACATCCCCGGCGGCGAGTTCGAGCCGCGGCGCGGTGGGCGAGAAATCTGGCGTCACGGGGTCTAGCCCACCCTTCGGCAGTATCAGCCGCAACTGCGCGCGCGCTGACGTTGCGGCGCGTGGCGGCAGGTTCAGCAGCTTCAGGAAGGCGAGCTTGGCAGCCTCGGGCGCGCGGTTCAGCCGATACAGCAGGTTGTCGCCGAGGAAGGCGAACAGCTCGATCAGCGTGACCCCGGGATCGGCCGCGCTGTGATCGGTCCATTCCGGCGCATGCACCGGGATGCGGCGCACGAGTTCATCGCGCAGATCCTGCCAGGACCGATCATCCAGGCGCGGCGGTTGGATCGCCATGGCCTAGGTCCCTCCTTGCAGGGAAAGCCCGGTTTCGACGAGGCGCGGCGCGCTGCCGCCGGGGATGCGGAAGCGCACCGCGATATCCAGCCGCTCCGGCTCCCGCGCCACGCTCGCGACATCGACACCTTCCAGCGTCAGCCGCGGCAGGTCGCGGCGCATCGCCTCCTCGATCGCGAGGCGAAGGCGCGTGCGGGTCTCGAGGCTGTTCGGCTGGAACAAGAAGCGCCTGAGCCCGGCGCCGAACAGCGGCCGGCCGATACGCTCGCCGGGCTCGGTCAGCAGCACGGCGCGCACCGCCTGGTCGGCCGCCTCAGGGTCTTCGGTCCAGGCCCAGCCAGTCGGGCCGCACAGCGGCAGCCGGATGCCGCGCAGGAGGGGTGCCGTGCCGCTCATGGGGATTTCTTCGGGACGGGGATGGGGATGCAGAATTTCAGCAGCAGCATCCAGAAGAAGCCGGGCAGGATGATCAGGATGCTGAATATGATGCTGAACAGGATGTACGCGCAGATCGTCAGCACCGGGATGCCGAAGGAACACACCCAGGCGATGCCCCAGGCGCGCTGCGTATCGGCCGCTTCCTCGCCGGTGATGTAGCTGCTGTTGGGCGGGGCGGCGAAGCCGGCGAAGGGCCTTGCCTTGGCCTTGGCGATGCGCGGGATGTCGCGGATCAACCGGCCGATGTCAGGCAACTGGATGGTGGCCGGGCGGGCACCGAGCACGTCGGTCGGCTCGGCGATCGAGAACGGTTCGGTGCGCTGCGTCCAGATGATCTGCGGCGGCTCGCAGGCATCGCGGCCGGCAACGCGCACCCAGCACCAGATGGCATAAAGGCTGTTGTGATCGTAGCGCAGGCGCTGCACGCGCGCCGTGTCCCGCGCGGCGACTACCGCCTTGGGTGCGCTGAAACGCGCCGCGACGGCGCTGGCCGCGATGTTCAGCGCCGCGCTGTCGGGACGCGGGCCGGGCAACGCGAGCAGGCCGCGCGCCGGCTGTTCGCGCGGCTCCAGGCCGTGGCGACGCAGCGCGTTGTAGGGTTGGCTGGCAGGGTCGGCAAGCGCAAGGCGGGCGAGCAGCGCGGCGTTGGCGGCGCGTAGCCGCGCATCCTGCTCCTCCTCGAACACGCTGCCGGCCTCGGCGCCGGCGGCCTCGAAATCGGCGAAGGCGTCTTCCAGGATCAGCGCCGCGGCATGCGCATTGGCCGCGCGCTGGTCGCCGCCGATGCGGGGCGCCTGCGTTGTCAGCGGCGGCCAGGCAGGCTCCTGCGCCGTGCCGCGCCAGGATTCCAGGCCGAGCGAGGCCATGATCTCCTGCCCCAGCGCGCCAGCCGTCACCTGCGGCACCGAGTTGCGCTGCACCGTCAGCGTCGCGGCCTGCTGGTCGCCGAACATCTGCTGCCGCAGCGAGACCACCAGCGCCACGCGCAGCCGCCGCAATCGCAGCACGCAGCAGGCCAGCAGAAGCTGCGCATCGTCGTCGGACACGCCGACCGGCACGGCAGGCGTCACCCGCGGCAGTGGCACGCCAGCGCGGATTCGGTCGGCAAGGTCGTTCAGGCGATTGTCGAGCAGGATGCGCCAGGACCCCGCGAGGCTCCCGAAGCTGCGCCGCGTCCATTCATGACCAATCACGCCGCCGCCATTGGCCGCGGCGCGCAGCACGGCCTGCGCGCGATCGAGCCAGCCGGCGGCGGTATCGGGCGCCGCGCCGGCGGCCAGCAGCGCGTCCGAATCCAGCGCGGAATTTGGCGCCAGCATGGCCCAGCCCTCGGCCAGCAGACGGCGCAGCACGGCATCCAGCGCCTGCTCGATGTTGGCGCGCCCGCCGGTGATGGTGATGTCGCCGCTGTTGAAGGCGCCGAGCGCCATCCAGGCCGTCGCCACCGCGCTCGACGCCGGCCGGGGCGGCAACACGGTCAGCCCGAGCAGCGTGTTCAGCGCCGGCTCTACCCGGCTGCGCAGCGCCGGCGCCGCCGCGGCTGTCGCCTGCACCGCCGCCGTTGCCTTCGCGCGCAACTCCGTGGTGAGCGACGCCGCGGTGCTGGCCACGATGTCCGTGGCCTGCTCGGCCGCGGAGAACACCGGCACATAGCCATGCAGCGTGCAGTGCTGCGCCGCCGCGCCGGCCGCGAAATCGGGCGGCAGCAGCGTGAGCCTCGCACTGTCGAGCGCCATCGGCAGCGTAGCCCCCGCAACCAGACCAAGGCGCGCGCGCACGCTGCCCTCGATGCCCTGGAAATCGGCGGCGGTCAGCGCCTCGGGGTCGAGCGGTGCTGCCACGCGTGGCAGCACCACCGGGTTGGGGGTGGATACGGCCCGCGCCAGCGCGATCCAGATGCCGCGTTTGCCATCGGCGCTGATCCAATCCTCCCACGCCTCGTTCGCGCCGGGCCGGAGCCGGCGCACCACCGCGCCACTGCCGAGCACGCGAGAGCGCGCGAGGCGCGGCCAGCCGGCGCGCTGGCAGGCGACGTCGAAGGCGACGAAGGTGAAGCGCTGATGCAGCGGCAGGTAAAGCTTGCGCAGCCAGGGCGGCGTGCCCGCCGGCACGCCATCACCGCCCGCCGGCAAGGCAGGGTCGCGCTCGATCGCCACGGGCGCGCCGCGCGCGACCGCGAGCGTGTCGTAGCGCGCGGCGCCATTCGCATCGAGCATGCCCTGCGGCGGTTCCGCCCAGTCGCGCCACGGCAGCAGCTTCGGCCATTTCGCCGGATCCGCCACCGCCGCGGCGAGATCTTCCATGAAGGCATCGCCATCGAAGCTCAGCAGCGGCGGCGCGGCGGGTGCCGGGTCCGTGCCGGCACGCAGAAAAAACGGCGTGGCGATGGCCAGCGTCTCGCGCGCCTCGCTGCGATGCGCGGGGACGATCAGCCGGCGTCGGCGGGGTTTGAGCGCAGCGGGGGCGAGCGACACCGACATCACCAGACATTCCCTGCGCCGGGCGTGTAGCTGGAACTGATGACCGCGTTGGTGATCAGCGTGTCGCACTTCACCACGCCGGAGAACTTGCTCATCCCGGCATCCACAGTGACCATGCCGGCGGTAACCGAGAGCTGCGCCGCGGCGTTGATCACAACCTTGCTGTTCGCTGTTATCTCCACCTTGCCGCTGACATCGATGGTGATCTTGGCGCCGCTCGAATGTTCCAGAGTCACAGTGCCGCCGGACGCATCATCCAGCGTCAATTTATGGCCTCCCTGAGTCTCGATCAGCAGCTTTTCGGCGCCCGCGCTATCGTCGAAAAGCAGCCGGTGGCCCGAGCGCGAGGTGATCGAGCGCCTGTTGTTGTCGCTGTCCATGGTCTCGGGCGGAGCGTCGCTGCCATTCCAGAGCGCGCCGAGCACGATCGGGCGGCTCGGGTCACCGGCGGTGAACGCCACCAGCACCTCGTCCTCCACCTCGGGGATGAACCAGCTGCCGCGCTCCGCGCCCGCCATCATCGTGGCCAGCCGCGCCCAGGCCTGTGCCGGCGCGGCGTCGTCGGAGGCAACGAAGGGCAATTCCACCTTCACCCGGCCCTGGCTGTCGGGGTCCTGCACGTCGCGCACGATCGCGGGATAGACGCCGTAGAGCCGCGGGCGAGGGAAGGGCACGACCGTCGCGATGGGGTCGAGGAGGCTCATGCGCCCTGCTCCAGCGCCGCGCGGCAGGCGGCGAATTCGGTACGGAAACCGCTGGTCTGGTCGAAGCTGTGGCGCACGCGCGTCACCTCGTAGATGCCGGAGAACCAGGGCCCGAGGTCGAGCAACTCGGCGCGCCCGCCGGCACGCAGCGCCGGCGTTCCACGCGTGGTGCCGGTGCCGCGGATGAAGGCGCGCGCGCGCTGCTTCATGCGTGCCTCCGCTAGGTTGCGCGCCTCCTCGGTCGTCGCCGGCATTTCCAGGTGCAGGTCCTCCGGCGCCTCGCCCAGCGCCTGCTGCAGCGCTTGCGGGCCGGTGCGGCCCTGCGCCTCGGCCACGGCGCGCGCGATGTCGGGCCCGGCTTCCTCGTGGATCGCCGCCTTGGCCGAGACATCCCAGCCATGCACGCGCACCTTGGTGCGCTGCTGCGCGAGGTCGGCCCGCACATCGAAGCGGATCAGCTCGTTCTGGTGGGTCAGTGGAATGGGTCGTGCGCCATCGGCCCGCGCCCGCGCCGTCACTGCGCCGTCCTTCAGCAGGATGCGCGCATCCAGCGCATCCGCACGTTCGCGCAGCAGGTCGAGCTCGCTCTGCCCAACCTGCCAGCGCTGCACGTGGTTGGCCCCGGTGGCGTCCACATCGGCGCGCAGCCCGGCATCGTCGAGGATGCGGCGGAGGATGTCGGCGTCCGTCGCGTTCTCGAAGGTGCGTGAACGCCGCGCCAGGCGCAGCTTTGCCAGCGCATCCTCGGCCAGGATGGTGAGTTCCGGCGGTCGCGATTCCGGATACGACGCGCCGATCGCATTGATCGTGCCCTCGAACACGGTCTGTGGCGTGCCAGACGTGCCAAAGGCCACGGTGATGCGCTTGCCGAGGTCGATCGCCGCGCGGTCGAAATGCACATAGCCAGGCGCGCTCGCGCGCTCGGTCTGGCCGAAGTTCAGGAACACGGCTTCGAGCGTCGCCACGCCCTGCGAATCCTCCATCGTCTCCAGCCGGATCAGGTCGCGGCCGAGCGCCGTGTTCTCCTGCCCGTCGATCGACAGGACGGGACGGGCCGAGACGAGAAGGGGCGGGCCGTCGTTCATCGCTGCGGCAAGGCCAGGCGGAGCGCGCGTTCCAGTTCCTCGCGCAGGATCTCGCGGATCACGGCGCGCAGGTCATCGGCCTGCGTCTCAGGTGCGGCATCGGCCTCACCGCCGCCGCCGCGCGCACCGCCCGCGGCGGGATCGACGATGACGTCGGTGGATACAGTGTCGATGATCACCGGCATGGTTCAGTGCCCTCCCCGGCAGCGCGCACAGCCGCAGCCACCGCCCATCGAATGCGCCCGCGGGGCGGTGGGGGTGCGCGGGGCCTGCATCGCCAGCGTCTCCCAGCGCGGCCGCCGCTCGCCATCCCACGCCGTTTCGCGCGGGGCACTGCGCAAGGCCGGCGGGACGGCGCCGGAAGGGGCGCGCGGCAGCACCGGGGGCGGGCTGCCACGCGGCGCCAAGGGCGTCGCCCCGGCGGGCGTGTTGGGGGCGGCGAGCGCCGTGCCCGCGGCGCGCTGTCCGGCGACGACGGCAGCAAGGCCGGCAGCACGGGTCCCCGGCGCGGGGCCATCTGGCGCCCAGGGGCTGGCCGCCCCCGCGGCAGCGCTGCGAGTGCCCGAGGACAGGCCCGCGCGCCCGGCCGTGCCGGCTCTGGCGCCGCTACCGGCCCCGGCGCTGGCGCCGCTACCGGCCCCGGCGATGCCGCCGGCATTGCCACCCCCCGCGCTCAAGGCACCCGCGCCGAACACGTCCACCGCCGCATCCGCCGAGAGCGAGATGCCGGCAGCCGACGACAGCCCGATATCGGCCGACAGGCCGAGATTCGCCTGCAACGACACACCGGCAGAGAACGAGGCGTCGAATTCCGCCGAAAAGCCCGCGGAGATGCCGAGTGACAGATTGGCCGAGAAGCCGGCCGACAGCCCCAGCGAGAGCCCACCCGGACCCATGTCGAGCAGGCTGCCCGCGCCCGCCGCCGCCGCCGCATCGCGCAGCCCCGCGGGGCTGGGCGGCGTGGCCGCACGCGCCGCGGCGCGATCCACCGCATTCACCTCGTAGCGGAATTCCTGCTCGGTCAGCGTGATCAGCACCTTGGAGCGCAACGGCACGCCGCCGGGCGAGAAATAGTCGAACGTTTCCTGATACTGCGTGATCAGGCCGTTGAAGATGATGCTGCCCCAGCGGAACTGCACACGCTTCGGCGCCGGCTGCTTGTTGGCGCTGCCGCCCTGCTGCGTCTCGGCCTGCTGGATCAGCGCGGCAAGGCCCATGGTGCGCAGCCGCACATCGAGCTTCTCCTCCTGCTCCACCGCGCGCCCATCGGCAGCGTCGCGCGGGCGCGTGCTGTCGAACACAGCCTCGAAGTTCAGCGTGGCCTCCGACGTGCCGACATGCTGGACCTGTTGGCGGCCCTTGCGCTGCCTGTCCCTCGCCCTGCTGGCGGTGACCTTCAGGGTCAGCGTTTCCGGGTTGAAGTCGAAGGGAATCGCCTCGGCCTCCGTCGGCTGTTTCCCGGCCTCGTCGAACGGCACGATGCTGGCGCGCTTGAAGGCGGCACTCATGCCGTGGCCCCCCGCAGCAGCCCTTCATGCGCGATGTGCAGTTCCTCGATCGCCATGGCGCGCGCCTCATGCGCGTTGAGGTCGGCGGACTTCACCTTGGTGACGATCCCGTTGACGAAGTTCCAGCTCGCCTTCGGCTTGGCTGCCGCGCCCTCCGGCCCGAATACGGTGATGGCACCGGAGACGTAGGGTAGCGGGAAGGTGCCGTCGGTGCAGCGGCGGATCCACGCCCAAAAAGCGTCATCCAGGGTCACACCGCGCTTCAGGATCAGCACCGGCGAGGTCGCCTTGCCGGGCAGTTGCCGCACGCCGGCGTTGAAGCCGCCTTCGCGCAACGCCGTCATCTCGATGTTGAGTTCAAGCCCCGTCACCTCGCTGAAGGCGCCGCGCGCGGCATTCGGCCCGCCCTGCGCCAGCCCCTCGTCACCGCCATAGCCGGAGACGTCGATCACCACGCTGAAGTTGAAGTGCGAGAGGAAGTTGTCGCTCATGGCCCGAGAGCCTCCAGCGCCGGCTCCTCGGCACCCGAGCGGACCAGGCGGAAGACGATGAACTCCGCCGGCACCGCAGGTGCCACACCGACCAGCAGGATGGCCTGGCCGGCATCCTGCGCGCTGCGCGGCGTCGTGCTTTCGTCGCAGCGCACGAAGAAGGACTCGGCCGCGCTCCGCCCGGCCAGCGCGCCGGCGTCGAACACTGCGCGCACGCGGCGCGTGGCGATGCGTGCCATCGCGTCCCACAAATCGGGCCCGTTCGGTTCGAACGGTGCGAAGGCGAGGTCATGCACCAGCTGCGCCTTCAGCCAATCCACCAGGCGGCGGACCGAGATATGCGTCCAGTCGAGGTCGAGCGACGTGGTGCGGCTGCCGAGCAACATCAGACCACGCTCGGTCGGCCGGATCACATCCACGCGTTCCTCATGCAGAAAACCGGCATCGGGCAGGCCTGGGTCGTCGGCCAGCGCGAAGGCACTACGAATTTGCTGATTGGCAGGCGCAGCCCAAGGTCTTGCGGCCGCCTCGACCCGCGCCACGATGCCCGCGGCCGCAGCGGCGGGCGGCAACGTCACCGGCGCCGCGCGTGCATCGCGCGCATCGGCGGCGAGCAGCCAGGGCGCATAGAGCGCGGCACGGTCGGAGGCCAACGCGCGACGCCAGGCGGTGATGTCGCCGGGTGTCAAAAGCGGTGGCAGGTCGAGAAGCGCGATGCGCGTGGCACCGGCCTCACAATGCTGCACCACCGCCTGCTGCGCGGCGCGCAGATCGGTCATGTTGAGGCCGAGCCAGGGATAGGGCTGCGCGCGGCGTACGCCGGGCACGGGCGCTGGCAGGCAGGCGCCGAAGCAGGGTGCGCCGGGCTCGGGCGGTGGATCAGGCAGCAGGTCGCGCGGCGGCGCGGGATGCAGCAGATCCGGCAGCACCACCAGCGCCACCGGCGAGAAGGGTTGCTTCACATCCCATTCACCCAACGCATCCAGCGCCGCCGGGCGATCCCCGAACAACAGGAAGCGATGGTCGGCATCGCCGGCACGATGCGCGGGGTTGATCTCGGTGGACGTAAGGAACACGTCGCGCCGCGTGGTCGCCTCGGCATCCGCGCCACGGCGCACCGGCACGAGGTCCGCGCCCGCTACCAGCAGACCCTCCGGCGCTGCCAACAGGGCGTGGGATGGCAGCAGCCACGCATCGCGGAGCAACGCGCTCGGGCGCAGCAGGTCGGAGCCAGCGGGATCATCCACATCGCCCCAGATGCGGTCGGGCGAGCCCGCTTCCGTCTCCGGATCACTGCCGTCGATGGGCGCCGGCAGCAGCGCTTCGGACGCCGCACGCCGCCCGAGCAGGCGCGGCAGGAAGCGCGGGTGGCGCCAATCCAGCCCAGCCTCATCCCACCGTTCGAGCACCGCGCCGTCGAGCGCGATGTCGAGGCGCAGCAGGATTTCCTCCGCGGCCTGCGCCGAGACGTTCCGCCGGAAGCCGAGCGGTAGCGCGGGCTCGAGCGTCAGGCGCACCGTGCCGCGACCGGCCTGTTCCACCTCCGTCACGCGCGCGATATGCCAGGCGGCCTCGCCAAGTATCTTTCCCGGGAGCCGCACGGTGGTGCCGGGCACGCCGCGCTGCGCCGGCACCAGGTAGCGGCGCCGCAGCATGGTGCCGCCACCCGACTTCGGCACACGCACCAGTTCCGGCACCATCGGGAAGGCGCGGCGCGGCGCGCACAGCCGCAGCAGCAGGCCATTGCCCCAAGCCCCTGGATTGCGCGCGGCGATGCGCATGGCGCGGCGCGACGGCGCTGCGTGCGCCACGGTGACGCCCGGCAGCACAAGGCGCGCGGTGCGCGCGTTGCGATGGTCCATGCAGCGGATGACGACGGCGCGGCGGCCACCCTCATTGAAGAAGGCGGCGATGGCCTGCGGCATCAGCAGGCCCGGGATGGCGGCGCCGAAGGTGCGCGTGAAGGCCGCGGCACTGTCCACCGGCACCGGCGTGTTAAGCGGGCCCCGCTGCGCGAGCCCAATGAACGCCGCGGTGTCCAGCCGCACGAGTCGCGGCGTGGGCGGCGTGGCGCGCGCCTCGTACACGCCCGGCGGCAGGCCGGAGCGCCATGCGGCGCCTGTCGCGAATTCGGCGCCACGCAAGGAAGCGCTCATGATGCGCACATCTCGACTGGGCTCGTCATGCCCGTCACTCCATGCCGATATCCTCGCAGACCAGGGCGAGTTCCTCCATGGCCACGTCGGTGCCGCCCTTCGCGGCGAGAGTCGGGCCGGTGTATTTCGACGGGCGCGCATTGGTGAGCTTCCACGTCATCACCACCGCGGCGCGATCCTCGCTCATCAGCTCGATCACCACGGTTGCCTTGGCGTCCTGCTTGCCCTGGCGGACCTGGTCGATCCACTGGAAGAAATCCAGGCCGCCGGCGAGGCCGCGCTTCAGCGTCACGTCATTCGCCTTGTACATCAGCGGCACCTTGCGCGGCCGGTTCGCCGGATCGGTGCCGACGCGGTAATCGGCGTAGGTGACCTCCGTGCCGAGGCCCGAGACGTCCGAGAAGCCGGCCTTGATCTCGGTGCCGGAGCCCGGGGTGATGGTGACCTTGAAGTTGAAGGCGCCATATGGATCGTCGCGTTGAACAGCCATGGCCGTTGTCTCCTCTCAGACTGTTCAGACGATGGAAGCGTCGGCCGTCCATTGGCCGATGCGGAAGATGACGTATTCGGCGGGCTTGGTCGGCGCCACGCCGATCAGGCAGACCAGCCGGCCGTTGTCGAGGTCGCCCTGCGACATCGTCGTGCGGTCGCAGCGCACGAAATAAGCCTCGGACGGCTTGGTCCCCATCAGCGCGCCGGTGCGCCAGACATCGTAGAGAAAACTCTCGATGGTCAGACGGATGCGCAGCCACAGCGCCTCGTTGTTCGGCTCGAACACCGCCCATTGCGTGCCGCGGTCGATCGAATGCTCCATGTAGATGAACAGCCGACGTACGTTCACATAGGTCCATTCCGGGTCGCTGCTGATGGTACGCGCGCCCCAGATGCGATTGCCGCGGCCCTCGAAGAAGCGAAGGCAGTTCACGCCTTCCGGGTTCAGCACATCCTGCTCGCCTTTGTTGACCGGGCGGGAGAAGCGAAGGATGCCGCGCACCACCTCATTCGCCGGCGCCTTGTGCACGCCGCGTTCGATATCGGACCGCGCATAAACGCCCGCTACCGCGCCTTCGGGGCTCAGCAGCATGGTTTCGCCGCCGGCACCGCCGGGGGCGGGCGTGACCAGCCAGGGATAATACATCGCGGCGTAGGTGCTGTCGTACTGGCCGCGCACCTCTCGGATCGCCGCCTGGTCCGCATCCGGCGGTCCGGCGGTGATGGCGAAGCGGTAGCGCATGCGCTCGGCATGGCCGATCAGATAGCTGCGCGCCACCATCGCCTGATCGGTGGCCAGCGTCGACGAACCTGGCGCCGCGACGATGGCGATATCCTCGATCGCCTCCAGCGCGACGAGGCCGGTGGCGTCGTGCCCGGCACCCGCGCCGGCCAAGTCATCGGCCGTCATCGTCGTGCCATCGAGCCCGCCGGTGAGTTGGTGCGGCGTGCCCGCGACCAGCGCGCCGAGCAGCGCGGCGGCGAAGCCCGCGCGTGGTTGCGCCGCCGCTGGGATGGTGGCCGGGTCGCCAAGGTCGAGGAAGATGCGGTTGGAACGGTCGGAGGGCGGCTCGATGCCCGCGACGGGGTCCTCATGCCGCAACACCCGTCCAATGAACATGTCCGAATCCGGGTGCGGCGAAAGACCGCCGACGCTGTCGCTGCGGCTGCCGGTGGAGCCATCGCCGTTCGGCTGCACCAGCAGGCTGAGCGTCACCTTCTGTACGCTGCGCAGCGCCGCGCTGGTGAGGTCGAGCGTCCCGCCCGCGCCGGTCAGCAACGGCCGACCGGTGGGATCCATCGACACCGCCCATAGCGCCGCGTTGTCGAGCGGTGAGGCCGTGCTCACCAGCCGGTCCTTCGCCGCGACGTTCGAGCTCTCGACCATGTCGCCCGGCCGCACCCCGGCGAGGCTGCGCGCTGCGCCGGTGCCGGTCAGCAGGTTGCCGCTGCGCAGCGCCTGCGCGCCAACGACAAGGTTGCCGCTGATGCCGGGGAAGCGCGCGCTCAACTGCCGGTCAGCGCCGGAGATCGACATCACGGCGCCGCGCGCGCGCGATTCCGGGCCGGTGGCGCGAAACACGCGTGCGACATAGAGGCGTCGACCGCCATTCTCGAAGAACAGTCGCGCGGCATGGGCCAACTGGTTGCTGCGCAGACCATCCGCCAGCACGAGGTCGGCGGCGTCGCCGAAGAAGCGCTGGAACTCCTCGAAGGAGGTCACCAGAAGCGGTGCGCCGGTGACCGGCCCTGAACGCGCCTGACCGACGAAGCCAGCCGTGGAGGTCGCGACCCCCTCGATCGACTTCGCGCGGTAGGAAGTCTCCTCGATATAGACGCCGGGGGCCAGATATTCGGGCATGCGCCAACCTCCTCAGACGAGTTCGATATCCCAGCGGCGCTGCTGCCCGCCGAGAATTTCCAGGGTAGGATCCACGCCGCCCACCGGGCTGCGCAACGTGCCGTCCACGGCGCGCACCGCGAAGCTGCGGCGCTCGAAGGGTGAGCCGACCGCATCGGCGTCGATGGTATCGAGTTCGGCTGGCAAGCCGGCGAGCGGATCCGCGACGAGTGCCGCCGCCAGGGGCGCCCGCGGCGCATGCACGGTGAGCACGCGCTGCACCAAAAAAGGGGCAGCGCCGCCCATCGCATCGGGACGCTCACCGGGCAGGAGCAGCAGGTAGGAGCCGTCATCCGCGCTCCAGGTGAT